GAAATGTTAAATACCACGAAGAATACAAAAAAGTTTTTAAAGATATCTATGAGAGTCTCGAGAACGACAGACCAGACTATATTATCCACACCGGAGATATAGCACACACAAAGACGCAGCTCTCACCAGAGTACTTCGAGATGTGTGCGGATTTCCTTAAGAATTTAGCGGACATCGCTCCGACCTACATCATCCTAGGTAACCACGATGGTAACTTAAAGAACGATGACAGGCAGGATGCAATCACTCCCGTGATAGACGCGCTACAACACCCTAATTTACACTTATTAAAAGACTCCGGAGAGACCCAGCTAGACTCTCTATTCTGCCTAAATGTCCTCTCGGTATTCGATAGAGACAACTGGGTCTCTCCCTCTAATAAGGACATGGTCAATATTGCACTGTATCACGGAGCAATCCGTGGCTGTGTAATCAACGATGACTGGTCTCTAGAGAACGGAGAAGACGATATCAATATCTTTACGGACTTTGACTATGCAATGCTCGGAGATATCCATAGGACTCAATACCTAGACACAGAGGAGAGAGTGTGGTATGCCGGCTCAACAGTCCAGCAGAACTTCGGAGAGTCTTTGCTTAAGGGCTATTTGCTATGGGACATCCGAGACAAAGACACATTTAATATTGAAAAAAGATTATTTATGTCTCCTCGACCATTCTTCACGATTGAGATCAATCAAGACGGAACCCTGCCGAAAGTGGATGTACCAAAGAACGCAAGGCTTCGTTTGATCTCAAATTATAATTTGCCGCTCGTTAAACTACGACGGGCTTGTGACTATGCTAATGTAAAGTGGAGTCCATATTCGGTCAACTTTGTTAACAAAGCAGGATACTCATCTAGTTCAACCGTTCAGACCGACGGTAAGGCTATGAATATGCGAGATCAAAATATTCAAGAAAAGTACATCAAAGCGTTTCTATCGAACAAGGAAATATCTGATGATGTCCTCGAGAGAGTCTTGGAGTTAAATCGCAACTATTCAAAGCAAATCGAGAGCACAACGAATGTTTCTCGAAATATTGTATGGAAATTGCGTAAAATGAAATGGAACAATCTATTTAACTACGGCGAAAAGAACGAGATCGACTTCGAGAAGTTAGATGGGCTTGTCGGGATCTTCGGAAAAAATTACTCCGGTAAGTCAAGTATTATTGACTCGGCTTTATTCGGACTATACAACACATCGTCAAAAGGAGAAAGAAAGAATGTTCATATTGTTAATCAAAATAAACAAAACGCTAAGTGTCAACTCGAGATCGGAGTCGGTGATGATACCTACAAGATTACTCGAAATCTCGAAAAATACCAAAAGAAGTTAAGAGGCAGAGAAACGACAGAGGTCAAGACTGAACTTGACTTCACCAAGTATGCCTTGGGCGATATCGCTGAGAGCAAAAACGGCACAACCAGAAATGAAACAGATGAGAACATCAGAAACACTTTTGGTTCATTCTCTGACTTCTTGATCACTTCAATGGCTTCACAGACTGACGCCTTTGGTTTCATCAACGAAGGCTCAACAAAGCGAAAAGAGATTCTCGCAAAGTTTCTCGATCTTAAAATGTTCGAGGAAAAGCACAAGTTGGCGAAGAAAGAATCTGCTGAAATGAAGGGCGTAATCAAGCACCTCAATTCAACGGACTGGCGTAAGAAGCTGCAGTGGAACCAAGAAGCCCTCGCGGAGATTCTAGAGGATATAGCAGACCAGACAGACCTATGTGATAAGCACACCGCTAGAATCAAAGATCTGCTTGAAGAGCGACGAGTAATTGAAGATCAAATCTCTGCTGTTGGAACAGACTCAATTGATATTGATGTGCTTAATAAGTCACTCTCTAGTAAGCGTAAGCAGGTCTCTAAGGCCTCTCAAATAATTGAGAAGGGTATCGATAGGCTTAGTACCCAAGAGGCCTTACAAGAGCAATTACAAGCCTTTATTGAGGGCTTTGATATCACTTCTTGTGAAGAGCAAATTGAAGAACATAAGAATCTTTTGAAAGATATTTCAATTATAGAAAGAAATACTCGTTCAACTAAAATGGAGATAGCAAATTATCAGAACAAGATTGATCTGCTACACGACCATGAGTACGACCCGGACTGTCAGTATTGCTCTAATAACCAGTTTGTAAAAGAAGCAGAAGAAGCAAAAACACTGATTGAAGAGTCTCGCGCAACTCTAGGGCGCTTTGAACAAGACTTGGCCTCTATTGTGGAGAAGAAAGATGCAATCAACATCGTTCGTATTGAAGCAGAGCTGAAAGACTATAGTGCAAAGACCAGAGAGGTAAAAACAAATGAAGCAAAGATCAAGAGTATTAAAGCGGAGATCTCAGCGAGCAAGAGCAAAAAGGCTCTCGCTAAAAAAGAGATCGAAGAACTCGAGAAGAAAATTGAGCACTATTACGACAATCAAGAAGCCTATGATAATTTGGACTCCCTGCAAAGAGACCTCAAAGCAATCAAGTTAACCATAGACAAGAAACAAGTTGATCTTGAAAAATGCAATAAGAAGATTATGAAGTTGATGTCCGAAGAAGGCACTACTCGTCGTTTGATTGAAGAGTCGCGAGAACACATCAAGAAGATTGACGATGCCGAAAAAGAATTCATTGCCTACGACCTTTATATCCAAGCGATGCATGCAAACGGAGTATCCTATCAAGTGATCAAGTCAATGTTGCCGATTATCAACAAAGAGATCTCTTCCGTTCTTAGTACGATTGTTAATTTCGAAGTATTCTTCGATAACGATGATAATAAACTAGAAATTTATATCAAGCACCCAAAGTATGAGCCTCGGCCTTTATCTATGGGCTCCGGAGCGGAGAAGACTATTGCTTCTATGGCGATAAGACTCGCATTGATCTCTGTGACCAATTTACCGAAAAGCGAACTATTTATACTAGACGAACCAGCAACTGCATTGGACGAAGAGCATATGGAGGGCTTTATCCGCTTACTCCAGATGATCAAGAGACAATTCAAGACGGTTCTTCTTATCTCCCATCTCGAATCTCTCAAAGATATTGTCGACAAGACAATTGATATTCAGAAACTAGATGGGTACGCAAAGGTGAAAATCTAATGAAGAAAAGAAAATTTCGGAGACTGATGATGAAAAAAGAAGATGTGAAAGCTGCCCTCGGAACAGCGGTTGAAAATATTTCAGATGTTGTAGAAGAGGCTTCCGAGCGTGGGCAAGTCTTTATAAAAGACGAACTGTATCTAGGTAATTCCGAGAAGGGCATCTTAGATGCAGCACAGGAAAAACTAGCGAGTCGAAAACTACTCGTTTTCCTTACTGCAACCGCTCTTATGCTTTGGGCAGGGCTTGACGCTGATATCTGGGGCATGATTGCTATGTGTTATATCGGAGGTCAATCCGCAATTGACTTTGCAAGATCTTGGAAACATGGAGGATAACAAGATGAAAAATGAAAACAAATGTTGTGATAACTGCTGCCCTTGTTGCAATTGCACTTGTTGCTAGGAGTAATAGATATGCAAATTACAGAAGAACAACTTAAGCAAATTATCAATGAGGAATATCAGGCCGTCATTAATGAAATGGAATCTCCCACTAATATTTTTATGGATTTCATTAAAAGAGGCGGTTGCAAAAAGTTCCACCCAGCCAGAGGTTGCTTTGATGATCCCGTTCGAGCAGAACAGGCACTAACGGCATACCTAAATGAAATGGGCAAGGACCTAAATGATTCGCAATACAAAATGGTTGTAAACTTAATCATGAAGGCAAAATGAATGGTTGCTTCTTGGGCTAAAATAAAATTATGGTGCTTCCATAACTGGAGATTTCTGGTTATCGGGGGCGCCATTCTTTTGGCTTACTTGCTAGGAGGGAAGAAAGTTAAAGCCCTCCAGACACAACTAAGGATGTCTAAAGAACTGTACAAGAAAGAAATTGACGCTATTGAAGGAGCCTCAGACAAAAAAGCAGAGATGGTGTCGGTAGCAAACTTAAAATATCAACGAGCTCTAGAGATCGCCCACCAGAGCGCAATGGAATCAAGCGACCACGCCGAACTAATCAAGGCAGAGAGAATGCGAAGGCTTGTTGAGAGCAACAAAGAGAACCCAGAAGAAATTGACCGTATTCTCAACGAAGAGTTTGGTATCCTTGTTATGGACCCAAAGGACAAGCCATAATGCTACTAATATTGCTTTCCTCAGCGTTAGCGGCCCCTTTAATGGTTCACCTTGAAGAAGGCGAAGCAGCACCCTTTAACGGCCGTCTAATGAATGATGAGGCGGTAGCCAACATCATTGCTGGCAGAGAACTATCTGCTGAACAGTGCGAGATACAAAAAGAACTTCAAGTTTCACTAACAAAAGCAGAATTACAACTGCAAATAGACTATTTAAATGCAGAGTTAGAAACTGAAACAGAAAAAAATACAACCCTACTGAAACTGCGAGACCAAGAGATTGAAGCACTCCGTAAAGAAATGAAGCCCAACAAAACTATGTGGGCGTTCTTTGGAGGATTCTTATTGGCCTCGGGTACATCACTAGGGACATATTACGCTGTTAGAAGTATCGACTCTAACAATTAAGAGGTATTAATGAAGAAGAAAGACCCAAACTACGCAGTGAAAGTAGAGCAAGCAATTGCAAAGAAATACGGCGAAGAAACTGTTGTTAATCCAAAGTCCCAATGGGATGACGAAAAAGAAAAGCAGTATCTCGAAGACCTAAAGACACTCCACTATATCAATGTGGACAAAGAGGACCTTGAGAAAGAAGAGGTCAATGGTGTTTTTATACCAAAGAAACTACTTAAAGAAGAGTCTAATCGCTCTTGTTCAACTTGTAACACATATTCCTTTAAATCTAGAGACGATGTTTATATGACAAAGTTCGGCTGTTGTTTTAAGTGTTATGTGCAATATGTTGAGGGGAGAGAAGACAGATGGAAAAACGGATGGAGACCAAATAAATGAGTTCAACAACTTTAGAAATTATCAGAGGACTAGCCCAAGCAGCTTCAAATGCTTATGACGGCGGTCACGATGAGAGATATTCTTTTGACGGCCAAGCAAGACCAGTGGGTCTTCGTCGTGAAGAAGGACATCCAATATTAGATAGCCGAGTGATGGATGGTTTCTCTGTTAAGTTCATAGCAGATTCAATCATAATAAACTACCAATCTGATGTTCGTATGCAAGAGGTCAAAGATCCAAAATTTGAACAAGATATCGAAAGAATGATCAATGAGATCAAAAAGTTCTTACAAAAAGAATACAAATCAATCACCGGTAACAGCGTCACTCTCACCAAGAAAGGACCAGCCTCGATGATCGTTCAAACAACTTCTCGAGTTAGAACCTTTGTACAAGCATACCAGCACTTCAAGATCTCCGGTATCAAAAATATGGACCCTGTTCTTGATCCTTCCAAGGATACCACTCGCGAGGTAACCAGAAAGTTCCTAGCGCAAAGCACAGACAAGCGACCATCTAACGATACACGCAAGAAGGGCTAATGGCCTTTAAACTCTCCAAGCAAGAAATTGTAAAAGAGATTGTGAAGTGCGGGAAGGATCCACAATTCTTCATCGATAACTATTGCCGTATCTCACATCCTCTCAAAGGACTAATCCCCTTTAAAACTTTCGACTATCAGAAAGACCTCCTTAAGGACTTCAACGATTATCGATTCAATATTATTTTGAAAGCCAGACAGTTAGGTATCTCGACAATCTCAGCGGGGTACATTGTCTGGTTTATGCTTTTTCACCGAGACAAGAACATTCTTGTTATCGCAACCAAATTTCAAACGGCAGCGAACTTGGTGAAAAAAGTAAAGGCGATCATGAAGCACCTTCCAGACTGGATTAAGATCGCGAGGATCATCACAGACAACAAAACTTCATTCGAATTATCAAACGGCTCTCAGATCAAAGCTGGGACTACCTCCGGAGATGCCGGTCGTTCGGAAGCGCTATCACTGCTCGTTATAGATGAGGCAGCGCATGTCGACGGCCTCGACGAGTTGTGGACAGGTCTTTACCCTACTCTGTCTACTGGGGGGCGCTGCATAGCCCTATCGACCCCTAATGGAGTTGGAAACTGGTTCCATAAGACATACATTGATGCAGACGCAGCAGAGAACGATTTCCATCCAATCAATTTACCTTGGGATGTTCATCCTGAGCGAGACGATGTTTGGTTCCGCAAAGAGACAAAGAATATGTCTCGGAGACAAATAGCGCAGGAGCTGGAATGTAACTTCAATACTTCAGGAGACACAGTCATCCACCCAGATGATATGCAGTGGTTGTTCGAGAGCGTTAAGGATCCTATATACCGGACAGGATACGACAGGAACTTTTGGATATGGGAAAAGTATCAACAGGGTGTCCCGTATGTTTTGGTTGCGGATGTTGCCCGTGGTGACGGTGCCGACTATTCCGTATTTCATATTTTAAAACTTGATACACTCGAGGTCATCGCCGAGTACCAAGGTAAGCCAAATCTTGATCTATATGCAAACATCTTAAACGAAGCAGGTCGAGAATATGGCGACTGCCTTTTGGTCGTTGAGAATAACGGAATCGGAATTTCCGTGTTGGAGAAACTAAACGACCTCGCTTATCCAAATATATACTACTCTATCAAATCAACACACGAATATGTTGACTCTACAATAGCGGAAGGAAACGACCGAGCTGTTATGGGATTTACCACAAGTACTAAAACTAGGCCTTTAATTGTTGCTAAGTTGGAAGAGTACATCAGAAACAAACTAATTAGAGTAAATTCTAACAGATTGTTTCATGAGTTAAAAACTTTTATCTGGCATAACGGAAAGCCTCAAGCAATGCGATCATACAACGACGACCTAGTGATGTCTTTGGCGATTGCCTGCTGGGTCCGGGATACGGCACTACAGGAGAACCAAAAAGACATCGAGTACAAAAGAGCAATGCTAGACGGCTTATGCAAAACAACTACTACGATGAACACACAGATCAAAGGGCAACAGGGCTACGCTCAAAACTTAAACCAGAAACATGAAGAAGAATTAAAAAAAATGAAAGAATTTTTATGGATTTACAAAGGATAGAAAATGGCTCGTAACGATAGAAACCCAAACAACAACGAATCAGCGTTGTTCAAATCATTAACAAGACTACTATCTGGTCCTCTGGTCCAGCGACGAACACAGTCAGGTCGACAGTTACGCCGTCGACATCTAGATATGTACGCGAAGAGATTTAAGTCCGCTTCTGGTCAGCAGTTCAAGAAGTCTGAGTACAACCCGATGAACATCACTGCTCTCAATGCGATCTCTAATCGTAACCGTGGAGAGCGGTATGTTGACTTTGACCAAATGGAGTATACCCCAGAGATCGCTTCGTCCTTGGATATCTACGCAGACGAGATGACCACACACTCAAGCCTTACCCCAATGCTTCACATCAAATGTCCAAACGATGAAATCAAGTATGTGCTTCACTCCCTATACTATAGCATAATGAATGTCGAACACAATTTGTTTGGTTGGGCTCGAACGATGTGTAAGTATGGTGATCTGTTTTTGTACCTCGACATTGATGAGGATCTCGGAATCAGAAACTGTATCGGATTACCACCGGAAGAGATCGAAAGACTTGAGGGTGAAGATCCAACAAACCCGAACTACATACAATTCCAGTGGAATCAAGGTGGTCTGACTTTAGAGAACTGGCAAATCGCCCACTTCAGAGTTCTTGGTCACGACAAGCATGCCCCATACGGAACATCGGTTCTAGAGCCCGCTAGGCGTATCTGGAGACAGTTGACTCTGCTCGAGGATGCAATGATGGCTTACCGTATCACAAGGTCACCAGAACGGCGTGTATTCAAGATTGATGTCGGTGGTATTGCACCTCAAGATGTCGAGACCTATATGCAAAAAGTTATGACTCAAATGAAACGACATCAAGTCGTCGACCCAACAACCGGTCGAGTTGATTTACGCTACAATCCTTTATCAATCGAAGAAGACTACTTTATCCCAATTCGGGGAGGACAGTCATCTACCGATATCTCGAACCTTCCGGGTGGACAGTTCACAGCACAGATCGAAGATGTAAAATATCTCAGAGACAAATTGTTCTCCGCACTCAAAGTCCCTCAGTCCTACCTCTCAATGGGAGAGGGAGCAACAGAGGACAAGACAACACTTGCTCAGAAAGACATTCGCTTTGCTAGAACCATCCAGAGACTACAACGGGTGCTCATCGCAGAACTCGAGAAGATCGGAATCGTGCATCTTTATACAATGGGATACCGTGGAGACGACCTCTTAGGGTTCAAACTCGCATTGAACAATCCCTCGAAGATCGCAGAGATGCAAGAACTCGAACATTGGAAGACCAAGTTTGATATCGCCGGAGCAGCGACAGAGGGCTACTTCTCGAAGCGTTGGGTCGCCGAGAACCTTCTTGGATTGTCCGAGGACGAATACATCCGTATGCAGAGAGAGATGTTCCACGATAGAAAGTTTCTTGCTAGTCTCGAAGCAGCAGGTCAACCACCCGGTGAAGGCGGCGGTGATCTAGACATCGGAGGAGATGCTGGAGGCGACTTGGACCTTGGAGGAGATGACCTTGATCTTGCAGGAGATACACCAGATATAGACACAGGAGCAGACGCTGCACCAGCAGATGATACCGGTGGTGAAGACGATATTTTATTAGCAGAACCACCCGGAAAACGGGATGATAACGCCGGCCCAAAGAAACGAGGACCGTACAAGAGCCACAAGCTAACCTATAGAAAAGGCGGTATGAAAAAGCAAATGAACAATACTGCCTCTGGAGAGATCGGTACATTGCGCAAGACCTTTCCGGGCAAGGTTGGGTTTGGAGGCCTAGATTCACTAGCTCGAGGTATTACCGAGGCGAAAAACTCCGACATTTTAGAAGAGGACAAACTATTTAATACTGACTTTGAAATCAAGTCGTTACTCGAATCACTAACCAAAGGAAAATAGCATGAAACATAATAAGAAAAGAAACACCGCTTTTCTTTACGAGTGCTTAATAAAAGAACTTACAAAAGCAATCGTCCGAGAAGACAAAAAAAGACAAACAATTACAAAAAATATTCTTAAAGAATTCTTTCAAAAAGGCTCTATTCTAAAAGAAGAGCTTACCCTGTACAATTCGCTCCTTGAAAGCAAAGGGCTTGAGGCCAATTTCTCTCGTCGTCTATTGACCGAGACTAAAGTGGATTTCGATTCACTTGATCGAACGAAGATCTTCAATCAACAGACAGACTTGATAAACAAGATCAACAAGCAACTAGGGCACGGCGTGTTCTCGAACTTCGTTCCTAACTACAAGGATCTTGCGACACTAGGCCTATTCTTCCAGAACTCAAAACTCGGAGCCAAAAAGAGAATTATGCTTGAGAACAACCTCGTTAACTTCTTGGGAAGAGATGAAGAGATCATAACGGAAATGAAGCACCTTGATAATCTTGAGTACAAAACCTTTATCAATAAATTCAATAACGCTTACGATAGAACTCTACAGAAAGAACAGAAAGATTTGCTAACGAATTATATTGTCTCTTTCTCAGACAATGGAGTGGGTCTCAAAACTTTTTTAAATGAAGAGATTGGACGCCTCAAGAACGCCGTACAGCAGCGCATCGTAGAGGGCACCAATGACCCTAGATCGGAAAATTTTAAAAAAGTTTACGCCAAGCTGGACAACTATAAGAAACAGCCTCTAAATGAGCAAATTGTTGAAGAGATTTTTTACATTCAAGATCTAATTGCGGAGGTATCCAAGAATGACCGTCAAGATTAAAGTAGGATCAAGCGACCAACCCCAAGCAGCCCCCGAGGGAGTCAAGATTGAAGTTGTCGAGAAAGACAGAATAGAAAAAAAACTAAATCTTCGCTCTGCTCTTAATGGAGACCTTATGATCTTAGATCACAAGGACATAGACATCGTTGTACAACCAACCTCCAAGAAGATTGTTACCTTTGCAAAAGAAATGATGTCTGATGCCGTTTATGGAGCAGAGTCAAGACTGCTTGAGTACCTAAGGCGTCAAGGCGTGATAACCCACGACTCAATTCAAGGCGGAAATGTATATGGCTCTCTAGAGGGTCAAATAATGGATTCTAAGTCTCACGATCCAATCAAGGTCACATTACTCAAGATCTCTGAATGGATGGATTCTGAGCAGCCTTACATTGACGGAACGACTGCTTATGATGATATGCAAGACGATGCTCTTGTGGAACCAGACAATGAGTACTCAACAGAGTTCGATGCAAGTCGACACTCAGATACAAAAGGCTCTATGCAACAGCGCGATATGTTCGCCCCTTATCTATATGGACGGTACACATACTAATGAAAGCTCTAATGGAAAACTGGCGTCGCTTTGTGTCGGAGAGCGAACACAAGAAGCCCATTGATTTACCTTCCGGTGATGATATAGCACTATTCCACGATGAAGACATAGATAACCACGAATTGGTTATTTACCAAATGATCAAAGGTGCCCCTTTTGTAGTGGCTGGCTGTACAATAGACGCTCTCTCCGAGGACGACGCTCCTTGTATACCCGATACATTTCAGATGTCCACAATATACACCCACGAAGACCACCGAGGAAAAGGGTACAGCAAATTACTATATGGTCTCGCTTTTTATATCGTCAATAAGCAAGGCGCTGGGCTTACTTCTGACCACTGGACTTCCACATCTGATTCTGCAAAGGATAGGGCTTGGAACAAGCTAATATCCAGAGGCGAAGTTGTGCCCCGTAAAACACCCGGAACACCTCCAACCGGCGGACACTCAGAGTTTGACTACGGCGAACCGGGATTCAAAAAGACCCCATTGGACCCACTGGACGATTGCGAGGAACCGGCCAAGCCACCAGCAGCAACCGACAGTAGTTTGGTATTAAAAAATTATACTAAATTTGAGCCTATTTACAACAAGTTGTCTCAAAGACACGATAGTATTATGTCTGCTGTTCCGAACAGAAAGCAGGTCGAGAAAGACCTGTCTGATGATAACGCTAATAATTTTGAAATGTTTTATATGGGGTAAAAAATATGTCCAAAGAAATGAAAGTCATAATGGAGAGTTGGCGCTCTTGGGGAATAACCCAAAAGGTTTTCGGAGACAAGTTCAAGCTCAATCCGAGAGAACCAATCACTATACCCGAGAGCGAAAGAGACCTTGCTTTGTTTATCAAACCAGCCGGTGTTAGCGACTATCATAAGTTGATTATGTGGAGACCAACAAAAGTCAATCCGAGAAAACTAATCGTACGAGGCGAAGTTGTAGGGATGATGTATATATCCAAGACCAAAGAGCCCTGTATACCGGATACATATCAAGTAAATTTTAGTGCAATAACTCAGTCGTTAAAAGGTAAAGGCTTTGGATCACTCCTGTACGGCCTTGGATTTCATTACGCCAACAATGTACTTGGCGGAGGACTCACCTCAGATCACGACTCAAGCACTAGTGCAAAAGCACAAAAGATGTGGGACACATACGCAGACACCAAGGGTATGGCCAAGCAACAGACCGCTGCTGGTAATAACGAATTTGACTACGATAACAGAACAGACGATCCCGATGACGACTGCAGTGTTGGAGGTTCGCTTAAGACTTTTAAGTCCACTGCTCTAGGAGGCAAGTACCGCAAGGGTCTCGCGGCTCACAATAGTTGGGTAATGCAAGATAATAAGTTTTCTCCGTTGTTCGACAAGTTGTCTAAAACACATCAAGAGTACAGAAAGCAAGCCAAGAACTATAACCTGCTTGAGACAACATTGTTGGACAAGGCTGGTGATCTCTTCAATGATTCATATGGTAGTTAAGTGGATTTACTAAACTTCATACTTACATCTTACGGTTTAACTTTCATTTTGGTCTATGGTAAAATATTCGAGGACATAAGACCAAAGAAAGACTACACGAAAAAATGGAACACTTTATTTCACTGCCCTTTGTGTGTTGGCTTCCATGTTGGTTGGTTTCTATTTTTGATAAGTCCTTATACTCAACTGTTCTCTTTTGATTATACACTAGCAACTGCTTTTTGCTTATCTTGTATTTCAGCAGGAACATCATATTTTATTTCAATGATCGTTTCAGATTCGGGGTTTAACCTGAACATCGAGCAGCCGGGGGATATCGAATAAAATTGTTCTGTTAGATCTGATTTTTCAAACTATTTATATAACTGGAGTTTGAAATGTCATTGAAAGAACAAGTACCCAATGTTTATGGGGTTAGTATAAACAGCGTGGGCTCTTATCGGGTTTCTGGTGTGCCTCATATATCGTCATTAACAGTCGCGACAACAGCAGAAGAGAAAATATCCTTCCCCACTGTATCAAAGAATGTTGTAATAAACAAGACATCAACCGGTGGAGAACTACGAGTCCACTTCGCCTCAGAGGGTTCAGCGAAACCAGCGTTGGATTTTAGAGATGTAAACACTAACTCTGTTCTAGACAACTTTTTTACAACGCCTGTGAATGTCCCGTCCGGAGGCACCTTCACTATTGAGTGGTGGTTTAAGTTCTCAGGATCAATCCCCACGGGACAGATTAGTTTTTGGAATGTGCCTCACGCTGGTCCCGGAACATTTACGATCAACGCAAAAATTGTTAACAATGCAAATGGTTCTGTGACCTTTAGGACTGACCTGAAAGACTCAACGAATGTTGCTCGACGAGTGGATTCAGTTGTTGCCGCTGGAGATATAGACCTAGCAGATTGGAACCACTATGTAATGTCGGTTGATTCTGGCTCTTACAAGGTTTATATTAACGGATCTGATATGGGCATTTCTAGTACATCTTTGACTGGTGGTGTCGCCCCAGTTACTACCATGGTGTTCCCTAGAAACAATACCATACCCGTTTCTCTTGCTCAAATTACTTTGTGGGACAAGGGCTTAACCGACGGTGAGGTTTTTGAATTATATAACGGAGGACGATGGAAGAGTCCAAAGAATCACTCTGCTGTTTCAAATTTAACTAATTGGTATGCCTTTGATAATACAGCCACCCCTGCGGATACAACAGACCTTATACTAGATCGCCACGGATCTACAGACATAACAGTCAATGATACATCAGGAGAGGCCGACACGGCTATATTCACCGATGGGCCGGCAGACTTTTTAACAGGTAGTAATGTCGTCGGTGGCCACCACTACATAACTTTGACCGATGGATCTCCCAAGATAAGCTTGAATTTAAAATGCACAAGACTGTTCTTATCAGCCCGTGATGGTACCCAAAAAGCCAATGTGACCGCTGGTCTAACAAATATACCATCAGCCAGAATGTTTGCCTTAACCGGCTCGGGGATCGATGAATAAACGATTACAAATTTCAAATAGTTCTTTTATTAGCATAAATGACTATTCAAGACTATTTAATGTTGAAAGTTTTAATAACTTTCATTATATATTGCTCTGTCTCGAACAGAGTATCGTCAAGATCAGGAGGTGATTATGTTGACGATTAAACGATGGATGATTCAACCTGTCCGCCGTTGCTGCAGCGGAAAATGAATCGCGCCGGTAGCGCCGGCTTTAATTTTATTTGAGGAAACAATGTCTAAAAATTTATTAAGAGAATTTTATGCCTTATGTGAAGGTGGTATCTGCGAAGATCTACTGACTGAAAACGAGAAGATGGAAATGCAATCCGGAGTTCTTTATTTATCAGGTCGTTTACAAACTGCTGATAAGAAGAATGGAAATGGTCGTGTATATCCACACAATGTTTTGAAGAGAGAAATCGGAAACTATATGAACATAGTTAAAGACAACCGTGCTTGCGGAGAACTAGACCACCCAGATGACTCTGTTGTAAACCTCAAGAATGTTTCTCACATAGTGACGGATATTTGGTGGGAAGGAAAAGATGTTATGGGGAAGATCAAAGTGCTCGATACTCCTTCTGGTCGCATCTTAAAAGACCTAGTAAACGCTGGTGTTAAATTGGGTATATCTTCTCGCGGACTTGGATCGGTAAAAGAGAACATCAACGGAACAGTAACAGTTGAAAATGATTTTCAATTAATTTGTTTTGATATGGTTTCTGAGCCTTCGACACCAAACGCCTATGTATATCCAAAAGGTGACGGAAATGTCTCGACTCGTTTGCGCGAGGTCAAAGAAAACAATATTAATAATCTATTTAAAAAGATTCTAGGCGAATCAAACACCAGAGGTTTAGATGAATAAGACTGAATTAAAGAAGATGCTCAAGCCAATGATCAAAGAGTGCATTAGAGAGGTTATCTTTGAAGAGGGATCTCTATCTACTATCATATCAGAAGTGGTCAAAGGAACATCAGGTCAACAGGTTGTAACCGAGTCTAGACAACCACAGGCTACTAATAACCAAGCAGCTGAACAAAGACGCAAGCAGCTACTTGCACAGAAAAGAAAGGTGCTTGATGCAATTGGTAGCGATGCTTACAATGGCGTGGACATCTTTGAGGGAACAACCCCAATGACTGAGAGCAGAAGGACATCTTCTGGACCAGCAGGCTCCGGAGCACTAGACGGTGTTGCTCCAAACGATCCCGGAGTGGATCTATCAAGTTTCGGTATATCCGCAAACACAATGAAAAAACTAGTAGGAAATTAAATGGCTACCAATTATGTAGAGAAGCCTCGAAAGAACGAGGACCCAAATCGATTTATCAAAAGGTTCATAAAGAAGTGCAAGAAACTTGGCATCATTGATGAGTACCGAGAGAGGAAACACCACATTAAACCTTCGGAAAAGAAACGCCTTGCAAAACAAAGAGCTGTTGCAAGAAATAAAAAACGATTGCGAAAAAGCAGATCAAACAACTAATTAAAGGCAGGAGAGATTATCATGGCGTTAAAAGAACAAGTATCAAATGTATATGGCGTAGGCCTCAGAAATGTTGGATCGTACCAAGTATCCGGAACTCCTTGGGTAACGGGGTCTGCGATTGCTGTAGACAAATCCCAAAGACACTCCCTGCCGCTTGTTCCTAAATCGTTCACTTTTATTAATACTGGGAATCCTGATTTGTATGTACATTTCATTGACGGTGTAACAAATGCTATTACTGCCGATGGAGATGGTGGTGCTCAAACATTTGATCCAAGCGCTGATCTTTGGTTTACGAGAAACCACTTCATAACAGTGGCCAAAGGCGCATCTGTTACTTTTGATGTTAAGTGTAAATTCATATTTATAACTAACGATTCTTCATCTGCTGGTGCTGGTTCCTATCAAATATTCGCCGAACTAACTAATATTCCTGCTGCTAGAATGTATGAATTGACCGGATCTGGTATCGACGGTACATAATTTAGGTATAACCTAACTTTTCATTAGCACTGTACTATTTACAGAGAACACACTATCTCTGGAGGTATAGCATATGGGTAGATTTGTACCATCACCTACGGTCTTAACCGACCTACAAGTTGACGGAACGACAATGGTCGTTGACGAGAGCAACAATCGATTAGGAATTGGAACAGCGACACCACAAGCCGCCTTAGATGTTGCAGGGAACATTTTTCCATCTGCCGACGCTACTCATGACCTTGGATCTTCATCTAAGAGGTGGGACAATATATTTACAAACGACCTTCACTTGGCGAATGATCGAGGAGACTGGACCATTATTGAGGAAGAGGAGTATCTTAGCATCCGGAACAACAAAAACG